GGCCAGCGCCGCCTCGAGCGCCTCTCGCGCCGCGACGATATTTCCCTTCAGCAGAACATCTTCGTCCTCACCATCGATTCGGCAGTGCTCGCGCGCCAGGTCGAGCGTGATCGCTTCCTCAGCGGGCCGCGTCATGACGTCAACGCGGCCCGCCGCGACGCGCAGCGGATATGCCAACTGGTCGACCATGTATTCCTCACGTCGAATGTGCGGCCGCCACGACGTGGCGGCCCCGTTCATCAGCCCTGCGGCGCTGCGGCCTCGCCCATCTTCAGCGCCTTCACTGCACCGCCGATGTCGATCAGGTTGCCGCCCTGGCGGTTGAATCCGACGAAGCCGACCTGCCCCTTGAGCGTGTAACGCGAGTCCGTCATGCGGAACATCGTGAGATCCATCACTTCGGCGCACGATGTATTCGGAATGGTCACCGAACGTCAACGGCTTTGCGCCCGCCTCGGGCACGTCGTATTCCTGCACGATCGTGACCGGCCGGCCGAGCAGACGATCCGGTGCACCGCCCGGGTTGCCCTGCTCGTAGCCCGGCACGAAGATCGGTCGCTTCTGCTCATCCTTGATCTTGCGAACGACCTTCAGCATCTGATCGTGCATCGCATACCCGCAACTCGGACGCACGCGATATGCCGGATCGACGCTGTGCTCGAGGTCGATCAGGTCGTCGTAGGTGATCAGGTTCGGCGACGCCACGGTAACGCCCGTTCCGACCGCCGTCAGCAGTCCTACCGGCTGCTTGTTGCCCGTGCCCTTCGCGAAATGCCGCGCAGTGATTCGGCCGACGCGCGTCGACAACAGGCGGATGATGTAGCTTTCGAGGTCGAACATGCTGTCCTGCAGCAGCTCCATCGAAAGCGCGATCGACTTCGACGAATAACGGAACGCTTCGAGCGACTTCGCGACGAACTTCGTGTCGCTGTCGCCCGTCTCCCCGTTTTCTTCGACGATCTCACCCTCTTCCGCCGTCGCGTCCGTACCCGGGAATGTCATCGACGCGCCGGTTCCGGTCGACAGTACGGTTGCGATCTGGCGAATGCCGCCGAATGCCCTGAGCGCCTCCGACAGTCGGCGATAGAACTCCGGCGCGACGGTATAGCCGCCGGCCGCCGGGTCGCCGGTCGACATGGCGTTCTGGATTTCCGGTGTCTGCCGCGCGAGCATGCGTGCACGGTCTTCGTCGGTCAGAGCCAGCACGCCGCGGCGGAGGAACGTACGAATCGCGCGCGACTCACCCTCATGCGCACCCGGCGTCTTGACGTGCGCGTTGATCAGGCCCTCGGGATTTCCCGCGAGCGCTTCTTCGGCGAGCCGGTTCATCAGTCCCTCGTGACGCTTGATCTCGGCGCTCACACGATCCATCTCGGCGAGGCCTTCGTCGTACGCCTTTTGCTGATCGGCGCCCCACTTATCGCCCTGGTTGTTTTCCAGCAGCGCGTTCAGGTTTTTCGCGAGTGCGTCGCGACGCTCCCGCAGTGCTTGAATTGCAATAGCCATACAGTCTCCATCGACAGAAAAAGAAAGGGCCACCCGAGGGCAGCCCTTTGAATCGACGCGGGAACGCGTCACGAACGTTGCGCAAGCTCCAGCCGGCGCCGCATTGCTTCCATATCCGGCGCCGCGGCTGACGTCTGCGGAGCCGGCGTCGGCTCGGCAGGCTTCGCATCCGGCGACGGCAGCGGCGACTCCGACGGAGCGAACGCGACCGGCCTGCGCGGCGACGACTGCGCATGCGCCGCATTCGGCGCGCGGTCATACGCCGAGAGATTCCATGCGGAAGCCTGCGCGTCAGCGTCTGCGCCCGCGAGTCGATCAGCAAAGCCGCGTTGCACGGCTTCGTCGGATGACATCCACGTTTCGGCAGCCATCCATGCGGAAATATCGTCCTCACTTTGCCCCGTCTCCTTCGCGTAGGTACGCACCAGCGACGCGTCGACAGCATCGAGCAGCTTCGCGGATTCACGCAAATCGTCCGCATTTCCCATCGCGAACGTCCACGCGTTATGGATCATCACGAACGCACCGTCCGTGATCTCGACCTCATCAGCGGCCAGCATGACGAAGCTGGCCGCGCTCGCGGCAACGCCGTCGACGTGCGCAATCACCCGCGCCGAATGACCACGAATTGCCGTTTCCATCGCACGTGCGGCAAACACATCGCCGCCCGGGCTGTTGATCCGAAGGTGAATCGTATCGGCCGTGATCCCGGCGAGCGCCTGCACGAACGACTGGGCGGAGACGCCACCCCACCAATCGTCGGTCACGATCACGTCGTAAAGGTAAACAGTCGCAACCGTGCCGTCGTCGCTCGCCTTCACACTGAAAGCCCGCGGCGCTGCGCGGTTGTCATTCAGCAGCTGGAGGATTCGGTTTCGTCGCATCTTTGGTCCCTGAATTTAGAGTGTTGCCATCCGGCTCCGGCGGCATGTTGAAGCGGCGCCGCACGTCGTTTTGCGTCATCCAGCCCGGCTCGCCTGCGCGGCCGAGCGCGATGCGGAATGCCTCAAACCGCGATTTCATGTCGCCGAGGTCGAGCGCGTCGGCGTCATGCTGAATTGAACGCTTCGGCTTTCGAACCACCTTCCGACCGACTTCCTGCGCGATCTTCGTGAGATGCCGGCCCAGCGTGTATTTCACAAAGTGCTTCGCAAGTTGCTCGGCGGTCGTGCCGATCGTCGTACCCTTGTCGCTTCGGCCGACCATGTGTGGCATCACTCCGAACACCGAGCACACGTCGTCATCGGTCAGCTTCCGGTTTTCGATCAGCTTCACGTCTGCCGCGGACATCGAGATCTGCTTGATGTCCATTCCGCCACCGAGCACGACCGGCGCCGAACTGTTATGCATTCCGCTGTATCGCTGTATCCACTGCTTGCGCAGCAACGCGACCTGGTCCTCGGTCAATTTGCCCTCCGACTTGATCACCAGGTCGGGACGCAAGTTGTCCGACAGCATCGTGTCGACCAGCTGGCCAGCGGACGAGGCGACGTTCACCGGCATGCGGAGCACGCTGCGGATTTGCGAGAGCCCGCGGCGACCATCGAAGCCGGGGCCAGGAACATGGATCATGTCGTCCTGATCGACCGTCATCACGACGTTGGTGGTCGGATCGAGATACGTGTACACGAGACGACCGTCGACAAGGTCAACCCACACTGAGAGCGGATGCAACGGCTCGACCGACTCGATTCGCGATGACCATCGCGTAACGCGATGGATGCGCGAAAACAGATCGCCATGCAAAAGCAGGCCCGTCATGCCGAATTCCCACCCCACCGCCGCCGGCCACCGCGGATGCAGCTCTTCGTTGAGTAGCTCCCAATATTCCGATTCCACCGGCAGCACGCCGTTCGGGCCACGCTCGTACTCGACCAGCGGCGTCGAGGCGACCGCACCTCCGATCAGCGCCACGCAGGAGTAAACGGTTGCGACGCTCATCGCACCGCGTTCGCTCACCGCCCGCCCCGGCGTCTGCAAGCCTGTCATCCAGTCGTACGCATCGGTGCCCGGGACGATCTGACTCGTCGACACCGCGGCGGCATTCACCTTTGCTGCCTGGCGCTCGGCGTTCCACTGGTTCAAAATTCGCGAGCCGCTTGCGTTCGCGCGCGGCGCACCGTTCGTTGCGTTCGTCATAGGATGTAAATTTCCGGGTCCGCTTCAGGCTGATACGTAACCGCGCGCGTGGTCGCCATACAGGCCGCGACGATCGGATCGATGCGCCCGTTCGGCCGCGACTTCTTCTTGTCGGGCCGGATGTTTTCGTTCGAATCGAGCAGCAACGTGACGTTGCTGGCGCACCATCGCGCGACCGGATTCCCCCCATGACGCATACGGCCGCCATACACCAGGCGCTCTAACTGCTTCGCGCCGGGTGACAGGCCTGCCATGTTTTGCGCGACCTGTACCATCGGGATCTCGTCCTCGAGCAGCTCGTTGACGATCTGCGTTGCGTTCCATGGATCGAACGCGATGTCCTGCACATCGAAGAGTTTGCAGGCGGCCTTGATCGTGTCGCGAATAACCGTGTAGTCCGTGACCGCGCCCGGCGTCACGATCAACCACCCTTGCTCGGCCCATTTTTTGTATGGTGCGGCGTCGCTGGCCTCCTGAGTGTTCACCTTCGCCTCCGGTGCGAAAATGAAAAAGACATAGAACCACTCGCCGGCTGGGTCGATTTCTCCGTCGTCGGCGTACGGCGGAAACGTGAGCACGAACGCGCACAGATCCTGCGTACTGGCCAGGTCCAAGCCGCCGAAGCACTTGCGCCCGGCCAGCGATTTCCGATCGAACGGCGCGCCGCATGCGTCCCATACGGCGATGTCGAACCAACTTAGAGCGCCATTGACCCAGACGTTCAGATCCTTGGTTAGAAAATTCGCCTTGGCGCTCGGCAGCTCGGCAGCTTTCGCCGCTTGCGCGTGCATGTAGTCGAAGGTTTTCGCGCTGCCGAGACTCGGATTCGCCTTGATCCAAACTGCCGGGTCGAACGGATCGTCGTCATCGTCGAGCGTATAGATGTAGCCGAAGAAGCTGTCATCGATCTTGTCGCCACGCAGGATCATGACGAGATAGCCGCGAATTTCCGTGCAGATCCCGTCGAGGATGTAGCCAGCAGTCGTGATGGCAGAGATTAAAGGCTGGAGTCGCGCACCGAGCGCTGACTCCATCACGTCCCACACCTCGCGCGTCTTGTGCGCGTGCAGCTCGTCTACCATACACACCGACGGGTTCAAGCCGTCGAGCGATTCTGCGTTCGCCGGCAGCGGCTTAAACACGCTGCTGCCGATCACGATTCGCTCTTGGTTCGTCCCGTCGTACACCTTGATCGATCGCGCCAGCCGTTTCGATCGCCGACACCTACGGCGGTAGTTGTCGAGCGCCGGCTTGAACACGCTCATAGCCTGTTCGCGCGTCGTCGCGATCGTGTACACCTCCGCGCCCTGCTCGCCGTCCATCAGGAACAGGTAATCTCCTTGCCCTGCCTTCCACGTCGACTTGCCGTTTTTGCGTGCGACTTCTTCGTACCCGGTGCGAAAGCGCCGCAGCCAGGAATCGCCGCGGCGCCAACCGTACAGCACTGCCGTCCAGAATCGCTGCCACGGATCGAGCACCAACGCCCGGCCAGCGAGCGCGCCCTTGATGTGAAGGAACTGCCGCTCGATGTAGTCGATGACGTGATGCGCGTGCCCTGCACTGAACACGATGCCGCGCGCCGGGCCGTCGAGCAGGTCGACGTAGTGGCGCTTGACCGCAAGGAACACGAACTCGCCGACGACGATCTCGCCTCGCAACACCGGCAGGCCGTAGTCGACATCCCATCGATGCCGAATGGCTGGCGTCAGGCGGGCAAGCTCGTCGGCCTCGAGCGCGCGTGATTCAGCAGCTCGTCGAACAGGTCGTCCTGTTGGTCCGAGTCGTCCATCTTCGACTTCGCGATCAGCATCGACGGCGTCGTCAGGCAGGCTTCCGGCAAACACTTGAGCAGCCCCTCTTTCAGCGACTTCGCCGCGTAGTAGAGTTGATGCGGCTGCGAATGGCCGTTCGGCGTTACCGTCATGAACGACCCGTTGTTGATCTTCTCGAAATCGCGCAGCTGCAGCTCGACCTTCACCCAGCGCACGAAGTCAACGCACACGATCGCCAGCGCGACGCCGGCGGTGCGGTGCGGCACGCCTTCGGCGCGCAGCGCGAAACAGAGGTAGTCCCACACCTTGCGGTGCGCAGACTCGAAATGCACCCCGGGCGGCGGCGGAGGCGATTCGATCGCCTTTCCAACGCCGCCGCCCGACGCGCGCGACTCGTCGGCACCGCCGACGTCGGCAAACGGTTGATTCGGACTCATGTGAGGCTTCCCGTAAGCGAGCCGGCGAAAAACTCATCTCGCGTTGCGCGATCGGCTCTATGGGGCGGCTTTCTTAACCCCCCCCCCTCTTCCAAAAGTGGTCCGCGAAAAAATGCGGCTGAACGTTCGGTCCCGAGCAAGGGGCCGAAAAATTAAAACCACCCCCCCCTCGGTTTCGGGGCGGCGGCCCGCGCTGGATCAGCGGCGACCGCGACCGCGCGCGGCTTCCGCCGATGTCTTGGCGTCGTGACACGGCTTGCAGATCGACTGTAGATTGGTCAGCTCGTCGGTGCCGCCCTCGGCCTTCGACACTACGTGGTCGACCGCGACTGCGCGAGCGATCCGGCCTTTCTTCCGACACGGCACGCAGAGCCCGTTGTCGCGCGCGAGCGCTTCGCGCCGAAGCTTTGTCCAGGCCGTTCCATATCCACGGGCATGACGCGAGCCGCGCTGGCGATCCGATTGCCAGCCGACCGCGTCGCTCGCATGCTCGGCGCAGTAGCCCGGCGTCGCGACCAGTCGGCCGCAGCCATAATGGCGGCATTGAGTCGGCGCTTTCTTCGGCATCACGAACTCCAATGCAAAAAGCCCCGACGCTTCCGCGCGCGGGGCTCAAAGAGGTGGAGCGGTGCGATTCGAACGCACAACCGCGGCAGATGCCGCGCGGCCGTACCAACTGATCCGAGGATCAGTCGCCAAGCAAGCGCCAGCGCTTGCATTCGGCTTTAGCCTACGCCCCAAAACAGGATAACAAAAAGCCCCGACGCTTTCGCGATCGAGGCTTTGCGATTCTTCCGGGCACCAGAGAGCCCGGGGAGTGCCCGAACTCTACTCAGCTTTCGCCGGATCAAATTGTGGATCGAAGTGTAGAACAGCTATTTCGAATTCGCAACATCAATCTGCATTCGCGCAATGACGTTGGCGATCCGCACATGCTGACGGACCGACTCGCTCAGCTGTTCTTCGATTGCCTTGCGCGCGTGCGACAGTGCGAAATCGAACACCGAGTGCGGACGCACCTTGATTCCCAACCGCCGGCAAATCATGGCGGGCCGCGCGTTCCACATGTAGTGCATGCGAAGTAGCTGCTTGTCGAGCGGCATCAACCGACGCCACGCCTTTTCCACCAGCTCGGCGTCCGCAACGTCCACGTCGCTCGCCACGGTCTTCCCCGCGGAATTCGGGAAATAGATGCTTGCTACCGTTCCATCGGAATGCCCTTCGCCGTAGCTGTACGCGCGCGCCCAATTTTGGAGTCGTTTTTCGATCGTCATAGTTTCCCCGTCATTCTTCGTAAAGGCTGATGTGCTTTCGGCAATAGCCGCGCCGCGACGCGCCGGCACCGATGAGAGTTGTTGCTGGATTCGTGCAGCGGCAACCGGCCGCGACGTGCGCACACTGGCGATCGTCACCACCGGAGGATGCTTGACTCGCCGCGGCGCCAGGTGCTGACGCCGCCGCCTTGGATTCGAGCGCTGCATTCCGACGGCGCCGCAGTTCCTCCCAATTTTTCCGCAGGCGAGCTGGCGACGTGATGACTCGCTTCCAAAACTTGTCGCGCAGCGCATAGCCCGCGAGCCGCGCCATCGCATCGACCGATCTGCCGTCGTCGCGAATCATCGCCGCGACATCGGTCGCCCACTCGTCAAGGTTCGGCGTAGGAAACCCCGGATCGTCAGCACGCAGCCTGTCGAGCATCCACCGAGCGAACGAAATATCTCCGTCAGTCGGTTTTTCTCTCTGATCGCCGCTGCCTGTGCTAACCACTGTGGTTTGATAGAGAGAGGGTTTACTTGTATATCTGTTTACTGGGTAGTTAGTTGGAACGTGGTGCCAGGAACTTTCTACCGAATCGGCCGTTTCAGGGCCCAAATCGCCATCACTGGCACCTGGTGCCAGTGATTCGCCGGAGTTACTGGCACGTGGTTCCGATCTGCGTGCTTTTTGAGCACCTTCGGCACCACGTTCCGGGGCGCCGACCGCCAACTCATCGTCGGCCGCGGCGAGATCGAGATCGATCGCATCACGCTGCTGGAGCGCCACGTCCTCCGGTATGGACAGTCGATAGTGCGCATGCGCCCACTTCCGATCCGGCCGCCGCGAGCGCCAACTCGTCAACCATCCGAACTCAGCGGCAATGCCAAGGTGCTTCGTGACGGCACGAATGGATAGCGTCGCCTTCTCGGCAATCGTTTCGAGTGACGGCCAACACGTGCCGTCCATTCCGTTCGAATATTCCGCCACGACGAACAGCACGAGCTTCGTCGTCGACGGCAGCGCACTGCACATCATGGCGCGGCGCCAGGAATAAAAGGGAGATACAGTTCTCATACGTGGTCAATAATTCGATGCTGGCTCGGCGAAATTCTCGAACCGAGTAGTTGCGTTCTGAAATGCGAGTCGCACAGTGCCGATCGGCCCGTTTCGCTGCTTCGCGATGATGATTTCGGCGGTGCCCCGATCCGCGCTGTCGGGGTTGTAGATCTCGTCGCGGTAAATGAAGAGGATCACGTCGGCGTCCTGCTCGATCGCACCGGATTCGCGCAGGTCGGACATGACAGGCCGTTTGTTCGGGCGGTTCTCGAGGCCGCGGTTGAGCTGCGACAATGCGACGATCGGCACGTCGAGTTCTTTCGCGATTTGCTTCAACGCGCGTGATATTTCCGCGACCTCGGTAGCCCGCATTTCCGATCCGCCGCCGTCTCCCGACATCAACTGCAGATAGTCGACGACGATCAATCCGAGCTTGCCGCACTCGCGATATAGGCGGCGTAGCTCAGACTTGAATTTCGACGGCGTGATGGCCGCGCTATCGAGAACATGCACGGGCGCATCGGCCATCAACTCGACGCCGCGAGTAAGGCGCGGCCAGTCGTCATCCTCGAGGCGACCGGTACGCAGTCGGTTTTGACTGATGCGCGATGTCGACGCCAGCATGCGCATGGTCAGTTGCTCGGTCGGCATTTCCAGCGACAAAACGCCAACGGGCAACCTCGATGCAATCGCGACGTGCTCAGCGATATTCATGGCGAACGAGGTTTTCCCCATTGACGGCCGACCGCCAACGATAATTAGCTCACCGCCGTGCATGCCGTCGAGCCGGCCGTCTAAATCTACAAATCCGGTCGGCGTTCCGGTAATTCCGCCGCGGTCCTCGCGGTGGAATAGCTCATCGATGCGCTCGACCACGCGCGTCAACGCCGGCTGCATTGGCTGGAAACCGTCTGCTGCCCGCTGGCCACGATCCGCGAGGCGCAGAAATGCAGCCTGCGCCGAATCGATGATCTCGGCCGCTTCACGGCCGTTCGTGTTGTGGCATTGATCGATCACAGCGCGAGCCGCCCGCACCGCACCACGCAGTTGCGAACGCGACCGAACAATGCCAGCGTATCGGCTAAGATTTGCCGAGGTTGGCGTTGAATTGACGAGATCGTTGAGGTAGCGAAGAGGCTCCGATACCTTTGCATGCGTCGAACGTAGTTGCTCGAAAACGGTGAGCACGTCAGCCGGGCGCGAGCTGACGATCAGATGTTGAATTGCTGTGAAGATCGCGCGATGATCACCGACCGTGAAATCGTCCGCGGACAGCTCCGCAGCGACCAGGTCGTATGCGCCGTTGTCGAGCATGAGCGCGCCTAGCACCGCCTGCTCAGATTCTACGGACGCAATTACCCCGCGCGCCTCAGCCTCGTGGCTGGCGCCCATTGTTTCCCCAAATGTTTCGGAAGCGCGTTAGCGCGGATTAACGACCAAAGCGCGAGCCGTACACACCGCGACTTCGATTTGGCGCTGGCTTTCGCGCGCGGCGCGCTCGATCGCCTCGACTTCATGCCGCTCGATGATTCCGTCTTCAACGGCCTTGTGAATTTCTTCGGCGAACCGCCCGGCGTAGCTGCTGACCACCAGCGCGGCCGACACAAGCGCCGAGATATCCGTGCTGTTCTCACGCTGGATCGGTGCGCCGGCCACCAGGCCGAATCGCGCGTTCAGTGCGTGCAGTGCATCGAGTGCATGGGGCTGATTTTTCTCCTGCATCCACTCGATCAACATCTCGAACATCTCGCCCGTGATGCGCGCGCCCTCAACCTCGCGCAGCTTGAGCCGCAAAGACTCCCCCGTAATGTGAATCCCTCGCCGCTCACTCAAATATCGAGCCGCGTCGCCAACCTTCCCCGGTGTTTTTGAGACCGATTTGTAGAGCACATCGGTCCATTCGGAATCGCTGTATTGGTGAGCCATTTTTACCCTTGAATTTCACCGTTTTTCATGCTGTTAACCGCGCGCCGGATCGAATACCATTCAATCACTCGATCAACGGAGCCCGCATTTATGGAAGCAAACCACCCTTACGATTTCCGCTGCAATTTCTGCGGGTTCGTGCGCAAGGAGACCATTGAACGCGCCCTCAACGGCCGCTTAGATCCGCCGGTCTGGTGCCCGGAATGTCGTCGGACGATGGAACTCGATTACGACGATCTCGAAAAACAAGCAAAGAAGGCGGGATTAATACCGATCGACGACGGGGAATGACGCGCCCATCCGGGCCGATCACTAAATCGGGTTCGGTTCCGGCGCGAATTAGTCGGCGCATATACGCCTCCTGAAGCCGATCGACCCATCGAAAATTGTGTCGATACGCGAGCCGCGAAAATGGGCTGCGATGGTGTATCAGCAAATATCGGAGAGCCGACCAGCCTGGGCGTCGCCGCATCACGCGAGCTCCCCCTCAAGAGCGAGCTCCGGCCAGATGTCTCGCCAGTCATCGGGACGAAGGTCGCGACGTGTCACGAACTTTGCCGATTCACGCTCGATGGAGACACAGAGCTTTTCGCCAGCGGTCCGCTGGCCGTACATGACATTTCGGAGAAACGCGAGCGTAGTCCCACAGCGCGTAGCAAAGCGGTTGCGCTCGGGGATTGGCAGCGATGAAAGATAGGCTTTGAGCTTGTCCATGCCGCCCACTCTACACCGAATGGTTTATGCCATCAACACCATTCTGTTTATTTCACCGTTTGGTTTACGGTGGTCTAATGAGCCCTATGGAAGACGATCTGTTGACTCACGCGCAAGTTACGGAGCTGCGCCGGCAAGCTCTCAGCCGCCTCATTGAGATACATGGGCAGGCCGAGGTAGCCCGGAGGATGAAGAGACTGCCCCAGCAAATCAACGATATGGCTAAGGCCAAGTCTTTTGGCGAAAAGGTAGCTCTCGAGTTCGAACGCGCCTGGCGGGAAAACTCAAGCGGCGAGACCATCGACCTGATCGCCCCACGACCACGCGGCACGAGTGGCCGCGGCCCGGTCGGATGGGATAGCCTCGGAGAAATTGATCGCCAGAAGGTCGAGGCGTATATCAGCGGGCTACTTGCCCGTACGACCATCAGCGTTCCTGCGGCGCGCCAAGACGAAGATCGGCCAGCAGGCGATTAAACAATGCATCCTCTTGAGCAAGCGGCTCAAGAGACTCATCCCGAAACGTAAACTCCCACGTCACGACCGGCCGCCTGCCCTGCGCAGTAAGCCCGAAGGCCGGCCTGTCCAGGACGACATCCCACCGCCCGTCCGACCGCAAGCGTTCGATCAAGACAACGGCGCCGACAAGAGCCGAATTGGTCGACGCCTTCACCCTCGCCAGATCTCCCGGCCGACACCGCAAACGCTTTTTCGCATCATTCTTCATCGGTCGCCTCGACTCTCCCATGGTCGAATTACTGTATATATGTACAGTAGTTTAGCCACACTTACCACGCACTTACAACACCTGTCAGTATTGCCGGGCCGATATTCGGCAGTCCTTAAGCGGGAGCACGACCGCCGAAAAAGGGTTCCAGCACTCCCCGCTCAATGCATTAGGGTTTACCCCTAAAAAGGAAAAACATACACCAAATAGTGTTGACGTGACATACACCATTCGGTTTATAGTTCGTCCGTCGCTGCGTTGTTCGCCGCGACGGAGTGGCAGCAAATCAGCCCGCTCCGATTTGATCCACACCCGAACCAAAGACTAGCCGGAGGTGTAATGCGCGCAGCAATTCGTTTTACTTCCACAGGCATTGCGAATGCCGCCCATGCTTGCGCCAGCCGCGACTGGCACCCGCTCGTCGCGCTCGTCGTGCTTTACCTGATCGCCAGCGCGATCGCCCCGGCGTTCGACATTTGAGGTGCGCATGAACAAGCCCATGCCCCTCTGGAAAATCGTGCTGCTCTGGCTGGCCGTCGGTATCGGTTGCGTCGCGTGGACGTACAGCGACGAAGCACCGACCGCGTCGAGTGCGAGCACCTACAGCGCGTGAGCCGGCCATGCAGAAAGAGCACCTCCCCACCCATCTGCTGCGCGTCGAGTGGCAACTCCTGCACATGCGCGGCGATTTCGACACCGCGATCCAGCGCGCCAGCGTGCGTGACGCGCTCGAGTCGTCTGCCCGAGCACGCGAGACGCGCGAGCAACGACGCGCAGCTGCTCGCGCCGACATCAAGCGCCTGCAGGCGGGCGACGCGGAGGATTAAGCGATGCCGCGCTGCCACGTTCGCTGCACCCATTGTGCCGCGCGCCGCTGCCTGCGCCGTCACCCTGATCGATACACGCGCCTGCCAGCATGCCGCACCTGCAACCGCAGGAACTACCGCGTTGACAAATGGATGAATCGCCGGAACACGACGCGTATGCGCTGCGACTGCGCCGGCTACTGGTTCCCGCACCGACGCGGCTCCCTTTTTTGCTGGCACCGGGCCGACGGCTCGAACCGCTACCCCGGCGATAACGATTTCGCCGATCGCAATTACGACGGCCTCGCGGCCTGACTTCACCTGAGAGGAAATCGCATGTCCCTGTTCACGTCACTGCATGCGCTCGCGCAAACAACGAGCATCAACATTCTGATCACCGCCGAAGGCGACGAAAATCTGCGCGTCAACGTGACGCCGATGCCGAACGGTAAGGGCGAAAAACAGCGCTGGCCGCTGTCGCTCGTCGCAACGCCCGCCGAGCTCGACGCGGAATTCGCCGCGGCCGTCGAAGTGTACGAGCCCGGCGCGACGTCGCTACTCGACCAGGCGCGCGCGTGTGCCGCCGCGAATCAAGCCGATTCTGCGTCCGCGCTTCCCGCGCCGAGCAGCAGCCAATCGACACTCCCGGCGCCGAAACGCGGACGCGGGCGGCCGCCAAAGTCCGCAACCGCCGGCGATGACAACACCCCGCCCGCTGACGACGGCGCGAACGCAAACACGAACGCGGCCGACCCGCGCCAGTTGCGCATCGACGACGGCGCTCAACCGGGCGCCGAGAGCGAGACGCCCACCGCAGAAACGCCTGCAACCGCCGAACCCGCGAGCGCTACGCCGCTGGCCGCGGCCGACGCTGGCGTCGACATGTACTGATCGACGGGAGACAACAGAATGAAAATCGAAACGCTCGCCCGCGAATTCTCGTACAACGGCGCGAAGCTCGCCGATCCGGCGCCGACGTTCACGCTCCAGCAGGTCCGCGACTTTTATTCGCAGACCTATCCCGAGCTGACGAACGCGGAGATCGAGGGGCCGGTCGTCAAAGGAAATCGCAACGTCTACACGTTCCGGCGCGCTGTCGGCACGAAGGGAACCGATGCGGCAACGTGCGACATTTTCGCGATGGTCGACGCGATCATCAACGGCTCGACCCGTCCGCCGTATCCAATCTTTTCGTACCTGCAGGATGTCGAGCTGTTTGCTCGTGCACACGCGTGCCCGCTGCTCGACGAAGAAGTCGCGTTCATCAATGCGCTGCATGCGCGCTACTGCCCGCAACCGAAATGACGCTCCGCGAACTTCGAAAGCACCTGCGTGAAAACACGTTCAGCGATAGCCGCGTGGCGGCAGCGCCGAAGAAGCACGTCAACAGCCCGCTCGCCGTGCACATTTCGCGCGTTGCTGCCGGCGGCAATAGCTCTTCGCCACGCTTACGGCTCCCGTCGGCCGACATGCCGGTGTTGCCATGAAATCGACCGCTCTTACCCTGCCACGCATCGTCGACGAAGTACCAGCCCGGTACGTCGTCGGCGATAGCGGCCAGTTTTCGCACAATCTTGCGCTCGCACTGATGCGCGGAAATATGCTGACGATCGAAGATGCGCAACTCGCTGACGACCACCGCAACGAGCGCGAGCTCGCTCGGATCGCGCTGACGCGTACGTGGCAAGAACTCACCGACGCGCACTCCATTTTCGAATGGAGCTTGCGAGTTAGCTCCGATTCATGCGGTCCGTCGTACTACCGCACCGGCGACGACAACAGCGTGTGGGTGTCGATTCATAGCGACGAAGGCGCAGGAACCGCGCCGGTGCGATTCCTGCGCGGCAGCATTTCACACCTTGAAAGCGTGATGCCCGGACTCGGCCAGACTGTACTCGCTGTGCTTTACGAAGCATGCACGCACTATCTGCCGTCCGTGCTGACGCCGAGCGAGACGATCTCGATTGCCGGCTACATGTATTGGCAAGGGCATGTGAGCGAAATCGAGGCGCTACCTGAGCTGCGCATGCACTACGACGACGTCGACGAGGCAACTCCCGAGGAATTTTTCGAGGCGTGCTCGATCCCTCGACGCGCCGAATTCTTTCGCGATGCGCCGGACTGGCTCATCAATCCGCAGCAGGTATTGAATACGTTCGACGTACACCGTGCAGCAGAACAGGACGAAATCGCGGCGCTTGCCGTCAGCGCGTGCGACGAGATTTACAGCGTGATCGCGCACGGCGGCCCATTTGCCCGCGTCGACCACTTCGATTCGAACGCCGGGCCGGGCATCGATTTTTCGCTGTTCCTGTTGTGGGACCACGACGACGGCACCGGCCGCGTGATCGATGACTTTCTCGAGCACGAAATGCAAGGCGATGCGCTGGAGGCCGCGTGCGCGATCAGCCTCTCACTCGCGAGCAAAGCGGTCGGCAACTGGTTCGCACGGATGCGCAATACATCGCGACTCGCGCTGGCAGTCGAACACCTGCTGGATGTGATCGCGCTCCGATCGCCGGACAGCCCGGCCGAGCCCCAACGCATACAGGTGCGCGTATGAAAGACGTTGATATTTATTGCGATACTGAATCGCACCTCGAGCTCGATTCCGCACTGCTGCTGTATCGGAACAGCACCGACACGCGCGTGTACGTAACGCGCCATGCAGCGCGTGTTGTCGACGGCATGCCGACATTGCTTGCAGGTGAACCCGTAACCGAGCGGCAACTCGCGGCGTTCACTGCCGCAGCGGCGAAACACGCTGGTCAACACGGCTTCGTGCACGAACGCGTGATCTTCACAGGCTCCGGCGTTGTCGCGTGGTGGATGCCGGCAGGCGTGCGCCACGTCTGGTTCAAATCCGACAAGCCGCTCGGCACGCGCGCGGGCCCCGCACACCAACCTGCATTGCTGTTCATCGCACAAGGCGACAGCCGACACGTGTTCGCGCTCGCCGAGAATGCGCGGCCACAACGCGGGACCGCCCTGTTCCAGGCCCCTTACTTCAACGTCTATTCCTCCGGTTCCGTGTGCACCGGCAACGTCGAAATCGCGAAGCAGCCGAACGCGGCCGACGTCGAGCACTACGAAGAGGAATTCTTTCGCAGCCGCTTCACGCATCCGAATGCCGCAAAACTGATTCAGGGCGGCAGCATTTCCACGCTCTGGCGCCAGTTGCTCGACGGCGCCGAATTTCCAACCGAAAGACTGGTCGCGGTCGACTCGACCGTCGAGTCCGCAATTCAACGCCTCACGCAACGGAGCTAACCACATGTCCACCAAGATCGAAGAAATCAAAGCAACGTTCGAAGCAGCAACGACCGACACGCTGCGCACGCTCGGCGACGCGCTCAAGATTTTCAGTGAAGCAGTCGCGGCCGAAGTGCAAGCCGGCCGGTCGCGCCCGATCGCCGCCGAAGGCACCGACGCGAACATCGGCCTGGACGAAGCGCTGTTCGACAGCGCCCCGGTCGCCACTGTCCCGCGCCACGCCGAATTTGCACCGCTGCTCGACGTAGGCCACCGATTCCTGCTCGCAGCGGAAGGACTGTTCGTCGAGATCCGCCGCCCGTGGCTGCACCTGATTCAGCCGGTCGCGCCGATCGAAGGCGCCTGCCCGCGTCCGCCGTACGGCTCGATCGACGCAAAAATCGAATTCGCGTTCGGGCGCATCAGCGCCGCGGAACCCCACCTCCGCCGGTTCGCAGCCGACGCCGCCGACGCCGCGCCGAACGAGCATGCTGCATGGATCGTCTGGAACGAGACGAGCAAGGAACTGGTGTACCGCGAAGTCGAAGTGACCAACTCCACGCCGATCGCGATCACGATCAATCGGCCGGCGCTCGCCGACGACGAGAGCCTCGCATTCGATCTGCACAGCCACGGCACCGGCCCGGCAGGCTTCAGCTCGACCGATGATGCAGACGACGCGGGTGAAGTGAAGATCGCCGGCGTGATCGGCGGCGTTGGCACAACCAACCCGAGCGTTGCGTTCCGCCTGTGCGCGCTCGGCAAGATGATCACGCTCCGCGTGCCGGTACAGGCGTTTTTCCCGTCGACGGAGAAAGCCGCGTGAACCAACTCGACATGCTCGAACTCGCGGCGCGCGCCGCAGGGTGGGAAGCGAAGCGTCACACGGTCCGCGACTGCACCGCAATCCACGTCAGACCGCATGCAACCGCCGACTGGCGTGCGTTCGATTCGATTGGCTCGCGCGCCGACGCGTTCGAGTTGTCGAGCGCGGCCCGCATCGACGTGACGCACTTCGCTGACTACGTGACCGCGCATGCCGGCGCGGGCGCGTTCCGTCACTTCACGCACGACGACATCGATGCGCAGCATGACGTCGGCGCGCAGCAGGCGGAGCGCGAACGCGCGACGCGCCGTGCGATCACCGAATGCGCCGCTCTGATCGGACGCGACGTCGGTGCGCCCTGGTGGAGGACTGTATGAGCCAACACAAGACACCCGCGCGCTTTCTCAGCGATCGACGCGTGACGGTCGCGCTGATCGGCTGCGGCGGCACCGGCTCGCAAATGTTGACCGGGCTCGCTCGCCTGAATCACGCGCTCGTTGAACTCGGCCACCCGGGCCTGCACGTCACCGCGTTCGACGCCGACACTGTGAGCGTCGCGAACGTCGGCCGGCAGATGTTCAGCCCGGCCGACGTCGGCCAGCGAAAAAGCGTCGTGCTCGTGCATCGCCTGAACGCGTTTTTCGGGCTCGACTGGTGCGGGCGACCGGTGCACGCCGGAGCCGACGCGATCATCCGCGGCGCTCCCGACCTCGTTGTCATGTGCGTCGACAGCGCAGCCGCGCGCGCGAAATTAGCGCCGACCCTGAAAAAGGCGGGCAGCTATGTGATGGATCTCGGCAACCGCGCGAGTGACGGCCAGGTGATTTTCGGCGCGGCGCCCGGGGCGGCCGGGAATAAAGCAATCGCAGATAGCACGCCGCTGCGCTGGCCATATGACGTGCTGCCCGAGCTGATCGACAAGTCGATTCCCGAGGACGACACGCCGAGCTGCAGCCTCGCCGAGGCGCTCGAGCGGCAGGAGTTATTCATCAACCAGGCCGTCGTCACGCAGGGGCTCGCGATCCTGTGGGAGTTTTTCCGGCACGCGCGCCTGACGTGGTGCGGGGCATTCGTCAATTTGAAGACAGGCCACGTGCGGTCACTGCCTGTCTTGAGCGCGGAGAACAATCAGTGAGCTTCGAATACATCCGCAAACACTACGGGGTGCCGGCCGAGCGCGGCCGTCAGGTGACATGCTACGGCGAGCCCGGGGTCATCGTGAATGCCGACGGGCACTATCTCTGCGTCGTCATCGACGGCGACAAGAGCGAGAGGGAGCGCCGCTACCACCCCATTGATCAGGTCGAATATGGCGGACTCGTCGACACACCGGCGCTGCGCGAGTGGCGCTGCCTCCCGCCGTGGCGCGACGAATCCGAGTACGAGGCCTGGTTCACGGTGACCGCGAGCACACGCAGCAAAGCCAGGTACAAAGCCTTCTGCGATCTTCTCGACGTCTGCGATATGACCGGCAAGGACATGATCCGCATCCGTGTGCGCGCCGCTCAGAAGCCCAAGCCGTGCCGCCCGGCCTTCGTTTCTCCCCGCGTTCCGCCCTCCGACGACCCGGACGTGCCGTTCTAGCCGGCCGAGAAAAAGATGCCTCGAGCCCGGACTCTTCGGCAGCAAACGCGCCAGCCCGCCATCCGCACAGAATAATTGGAGCTTTTTATGACCACGCAACAGCAAGCTACGAAACTTTCCGCATCCTATACCGACCAGGCCGCGCCCATCACGGCGCAATCTGCGCTCGCGGCGATCGAGACGTTCGAAATCGTCGGCGAAAACAACGATTCGCGAGAGCCGAACAACGAGGATCGCTTCATCCTGACCGAGTTCATCGCGCATGTATTCGGTGGATACCCCGTCGAGCTGGCCACCGCGGCGGCTGCCCCACGGACGCTAACGATTGATGACGTGCGCACGGCAAGAGAAACCGCACGGCAGATATTTCAGGGCGAATGCAACCACACGTTCGACGCCATCGAATACGTCACCTCGCTGCTTGAGGCAACCGATGCCGCGCGCTCGTGCGCGGCCAGCCGCGCATCGCAGGCCGCCGTGCACGCTGGTACGGCACCGGCGGCGCTCACTGCTGCTGCACGCGACGTACTCGCCGAACGCCGCCGGCAGGTCGAGCAGGAAGACTGGACGCCTGCACATGACGATCAATACCGCGATCACGAATTGTCCTGCGCCGCAGGCTGCTATGCGATGTACACGCTCGCCTATCCTGCGGGCGATCCGCCGCCGGCATGGCCGTGGGCCGCCGATTGGTGGAAGCCGACGACGCATCGTCGAAATCTCGTGAAGGCCGGCGCGCTGATCCAGGCCGCGATCGAACGACTTGACCGCGCAGGAGAACCCCAATAATGGACATGAGCGAACTGCAGCAGCTGCTTCCCGAGCTGCGCCGATTGGTCGCGGCGCTCGAGCGCCCGAAGAAGCTGGATGAAACGCTGTGGAGCACCGAGCAGATCGCGCAATGGCTCGGTCTGTCCAAGCAGACCGTGGAGTTGCGCGTCGTCACCCGCAAAGATTTTCCGGCCGGCATGCGCCCCGTTGAAAGCCAGCAGGCGCAGCGCAGATGGTTTGCGAGTGACGTACTCGAGTGGGCTCGCCGAAACCGCGGCACGCTACCGACACCGCGGCCCGGCCGGCGTCGGAAGGCCGAACAATAGTTCGACGCAATTTCTCCCTTCGCTCTCGGCTACACTTAATCCGCCAACCGCATCGGACTGCGGAGCACTCCTTGAATGGTGCCGGAGTATCATCGCGCGAGAGAGAACTTGCGGACAACAAGGCGGCAAATCAATCATGCTTCAAATTCAATACCTAGAAAGCACCGAAAACCTGAAGAAGAACATCAATGCAAGCCAAGGATGGACGCCCAATGCCGGGCAGGCCGAAGCGATCGCGGCATGTCTTCGTCAGGGCCGCCTCTTCTACGAAGCCTCCTCGCGAGCCCCGCTTGAGATCCGACCACTGGAACTATATTACGGCACATCGGCGTTCGCGAAGGCACTCGTGCTCGCGACAGATCGCAAGTTGGGGCTCAATACATTGCAACAATCACACGGCGTCAAAGACAAGTCAGCCCACGACGCCAGACTAGGACAGTTGACTGCAGTCATTGACAAGAAGGGTACGTTCCAACAGTTTAACGACTGCATCCGCACATTCAACCGAATCGTGCCGCTTTCATTTGACGGTAAGCACCGAAAATTTGCGTACAACTGCGCTGAGTCCTCTGATCTCAGCGGCGTGTCACTTTCGCTAAAGGACATCTTTAGTCGCCTGCCAGAGCTTAAAGATCTGTATCAAGCAACCTTTGACGAGCGGCAGAACATCGATTTCGTACAGGTGGTCGGTCCAGAAACCGGCGACGGTTGGACAGTCGTTGTGGCGTGTGGTCAATTTGACGAAACCTTTGATAGGTTCCAGCAGCAAATCGAAGCTTGCCGCACTCGCATGCCCTTTCTTCGTCGATGGACTATTTCGCAGGCAACCGCCGTTAGCGGTTTTAGATTGGAATTCCGAAATGCTGAACCAGCGGATGACGAGCTTGATCCGTCAAGATTCCAGCCTCACTTTCCGGGCTTCTATTGCGATCCGCCCCCCTTTGATCGCTACTTTCACGACATCGAAGTATCCCTAGGCCCCTTGATTGGATCGCCAGGAGTACACAGCGGCGGGTATTACATGCAGCCCTACGATGGCCACAACTTGCCATTCGAATCCCTTCAATTTCTCGGACTACATCTATTAAGCAGTTTAGTACGCTATAGACCCGCGACCTGGATGCACGCGCTATCGCGATCCGCAAACAACGGCCGTGCTGCCGACGATGCAATGCTTGCTTTAATCGACTCGTTTATGGACAGCGTATCGATCTCGATGCCGAAGTTCGTTGCCGAAGTCATTAGCCCCGGAATGAAGTTCTAAGTACGCTCGGCGAATGCCACAACTCATTGCGCCGACAGCGGTGAGTAGGCTTGCAAGGCCACGTCGGAGGGCACGCCACTCGGACTAATCGAGGCGTGCCGCCAGTTCGGCGGCCGTCTCATCGTAATAGATCATCAGGGATTGAATATCCCGGTGCCCAATCATCTTCGCCAGCGCGAGCACGTGGAGCTTTCGCGATAGGCGAGTCGTCGCCTCATGCCGAGAATCGTGGAAATTCAAATCCGCGATCTCGGGCCGCTTCTTCGCCAGCGTCCCGCGCGTGCGTCGCCACATCACATCCATACTGGCCTGCGCAACCGGGAAACATCGCGGCTCCCCCATAATTCTCGGCAAACGCTGGATCAATTCTGCGGCTCGCGTCGACAGCGGCACATCCCGCGCATCACCGTTCTTCGTCTTCGGCAGCCGCACAAATCGCTTGTCTAGGTGCACGCTCGGCCACGTCATCGATGCCATTTCAATCTGCCTCATGCCAGTCTCGATGGCGAGCAGGAAAGCGAGGGCCGTGTACTGCTTGACGTTCGTCGGGGGAACCCCATCCTGCAATCCGAGAGCTGCGGCCATCGCGGCCGCCTCGTCGTCCGACACGCGCCGATCGCGTGACGGGGGATTCTTCGGGCGCTTCACCTCGTGAACGGGGTTCGTGTGAACCCACTTCCATTCAGTGCGAGCGGCCTCAAATACCGCCGACAGCAGGTTCAAATCTCGGTTGACGGTTGACGGCTTGACCACCTTGAGCCGAGCATCACGCCATGCCGCGATTTGTTCCGGCTTCACGTTGCGGATCAGATCGCCCACGAACTCCATCTCTTCTCGAAAGAAATCGAGCCGAGTCTCGTTCCATTCGTGCTTGCCCATCGAGGGCGATACTTTCGCCAGATACTCATCGAAGCCGTCGCCGAGCGTCTTATTGACCTTCGAATATGATCGGCGGCGACCCGCGTCGATTTCCGCCTCGAGCGCCGTCGCCCAAGTCACGGCCTCCGCCTTTGTATCGAACGTTCGCGAATCTCGAATCCCGGCTCTTGCGACTTCCGCGCGCCACGACGCGCCCCGCTTTCTGTAGCTTGCCAT